TTATATAAGGTGTATATCAAGTTCTTCACATTCTTTACGCATATCTTCGGGCCAGATACTGGCTTGTATTTCTCCGATATGAGCTTTGCGAAGGTAAAACATACACAAACGGGATTGACCGATACCGCCACCGATAGATAGTGGAAGTGTGTCATCCATTAATCGTTTGTGGAAATAAAGTTTCAGTCTCTCTTCTTCGTTTTCTTCTTTGAGCTGGCGTTGTAGCGCTTCTTTGTCTACACGAACACCCATAGAGGACAGTTCGATGGAGCGTTGCAGTACATCATCCCAAAGTAAAAGGTCACCGTTCAGTCCCGGCAGGTTGTTCAGGCCGGTGGATGTGTAGTCATCATAATCCGGTGCACGTCCGTCATGTTTTTTGCCGTCGCTTAGTTTGCAACCGATACCGATGATAAATACGGCACCGTATTTTTGGCAGATGGCATGCTCACGGCATTTGGGTTCCAGGTTCGGATAGAGTTGGCGTAGTTCTTCCGAATGGATAAAATGTAATTTCTGAGGCAGACAAGGTTTGATCTGCGGATACATTTCATATACCATGTATTCTGTACGGATCATGGCAGCGTAGATACGATTTACGATCTCTTTCAGGAAATCTACGTTTCTGTCCTCGTTGGTGATGACACGTTCCCAGTCCCATTGGTCTACATAGAGCGAATGGAGGTTTCCGAGTTCTTCATCAGAACGGATGGCGTTCATGTCGGTATAGATACCGTATCCCGGTTCGATATTGTAATCGGCGAGAGTTAATCTTTTCCATTTGGCTAATGAATGAACGACTTCTGCTTGTGCGTCACCTAAATCCTTGATAGGGAATGAAACAGGACGTTCTATACCATTCAAGTCGTCATTGATACCCATTCCTTTCAGTACGAAAAGAGGGGCTGTCACGCGTCTGAGGCGTAATTCGGATGACAAGTTTAACTGGAAGAACTCTTTTATTTGTTTGATTCCCAACTCTGTTTGTTTTAAGTCGAGTAACGGTTTATAGTTCTTTGGTTTTATCAAGTAACTCATAGGATTGTTGATTGTTAATTGTCGGCAAAGATAGGAATAATATTAATATCTGTATTGGATATTCTCTAAAAGATTGTCAAATTGATAAAGTATATGCTCTAAAGCATTTCAAAATAACAGAATGTTAAGGGGCAATACTGACTTAAGAACTATAAAAAAAGATGAATCATTAGGAAGATGAGAAGATTTTTTATACTTTTGTCATCGCATTTAGGAAATGGCCCCGTAGCTTAGTGAATAGAGCGTCAGATTCCGGTTCTGAAGGTCGTGCGTTTGAATCGCACCGGGGTCACATTGTAAAATCGTAATTGTCTTATTATTAGATGGTTGCGATTTTCTGTTTTATACTGTTGCACAACATTCGCACAACATCTAGGTATGTGGAGAGATTTATTAATAAAATAAAAGCCCGTTTTTTAGACGGGCTATTATTGGTATTACATGTTCTTTTTAACAAGATCAACATATCCGGGGAAGTCTCCGGGATTATTATAAAGTTTCTTTGGATCATTCGTCATCTGAATTATTTCCCAGTTTGGCGAAATATATATAAGGTACTCGTCCAAGATTACAGCTCCTAATTTATTCTTACCTCTAAATTTATACTTGTATAAATAGGCTACATCTTCATTGACTTTATCGCCCATCGCATTTTGAATAGAATCTATTCCAATAAGTATTATACTATCTTTAGTTATTGAAGAAGAATAATCTAATCCATAATTGGATGCCCCTTTATTGTTTTCAATGCTTTTTTGGAAGTATTCTTTTCGATAGTTGATATTATCAATATACTTTATAGTATCAATGGCTTCCGCAGAAACAAACTCATAGCTAGACCAATCATTCATTTCTGTTTTCAGTTTGGCTTCTACTACTTCTCTTACTTTTTTCTCGTTTTGATTACCTGATCCCCCACATGAACAAAGTGCAGTGATTGCACATACTAATAAAATGATCTTTTTCATAAGCTAGTTTTTTAATTATCCGATTTTGTTTGATTGTGTGAATTTAAATACTCTACTGCCTTTTGGTACTTTTCATTAAATTCATTCATCTTTTTATTATATCTCACTGTGTCTTTAAATAATTCAAAGTCTTCTTTAATATGTGCTTTCTCTGTTTCTGCATTTTCTATAATATCTTTATAATACTCTATGTTCTGTTGTTCAACGACAGAGCGCCATAAGAATATAGGGACCAGTAAAAACAATGAGAGTAAAATGTATAATATGCCTGCTTTTATTAGTGATTTTCGCTCGGAAGGATTACAAGGTACTTTTATTCTTATATCCTGTTTTACATGTCCGTTCAGCCTGCGACCATCTTTATATCTTTTATCTGGTACAAATTGTGCAACTAAAACAGATTTCTTCATGAATACTGTTTTTTGAAAAAACTTCATGATACCAAATATTAATATAATAATAGAAGGTACTACTAAAATAGCAAAAAATAAAGAAACAATATAGAGTGCTATTTTAATACCAGCGTTATATCTAAATAAAGATACTTTAAACCCTTCTGCTTCTGCTCTTAATCTTAATTCTTCAGGGGAGATAACCTCATTGGTTGATTCATCGAAAAATTGGTTATGTGTATTTTTACCGATACCTCTTATTGGGGTACTATGTGCATTCCCATAAATAGAGTTACTTATCACTTTCCCTCCATCTCGTCCCACTTGATTCACAGCAGACCGTATAAACCCTTTTGCTAAATCTTCAGTAAAATTTCCCATTAAATTTATTGCTATTTTTTATGTTGCCAACAGTAGATGCTTCCTTTTTCTGCATTACGTTTACATTGGTCTCCATCTTTAGTTATTGCCTGACATCTTTGGTTGTCGTCTTCATCACTACATGCTTGCAAAAATGTTGGTAATAAAAAGATTGAAATTAATAGCAGTGCCTTTTTCATAATCTTGTGTTTTAATTAATTTAATATTCGATTGTTATTCTTATTTTTATCTTCTTCTAGGTCTAACTGATTCTATAACATTGAAAATCTGTTTTACATCGCACAAATCAATAACTCGATCAGGGTACATATCATTTAATGAATGAATAGTAATAGTGTGATTTTCCACATCATGATCTATAATGCGCTTAACTATGATTCCATCGGTGTGCACTATAACGAAATCCCATTTGCGAAGATGTAATTTGGAAGTTGCCCAAAGGTATGGAGCGATTTCACGACAGTAAAGTCTATCGCCTTCTAGATAGCTTTCTTCGGTTCCATTATTCATACTATCTCCTTTGACCTCAAAGGCTATATAATTTCCATGTCCTTCTTTATCTACTATAAATGGTATTTTAGGTAATTGCTCCATGTAAGATGCGTCTGTGTATCCATCTAAATAACCCGCATAAGCGAATTGATTAACTAACGGGATATAAACCACGTCTTGTTGGATGGGCGTAGCTTCATTATATTGGGGTGTATTATTGGTAGTTTTGAGCATTTCGCCTTCTCCTGTGGTTAACCATAAGGTATTCAACTCAGGAAAAGCTTGGCTGATTTTATTAAGTGATTTTGAACTAATGCCATCACCTAATACATTCACGAAGCCTCTTGACAAGCCAGCTGCTTCGGCAAATTTTATTTGCCCTATACCTTTATAGGTTAGAAATTCTGTAAGCCTCTCTTTTATTACACTCATTATATATACATAAATTATTATGTGATTTATCCGGCGTTTAATTGAAAATAAAAGTTAAATACATAAATTATTATGTAGATTTCTTGTTCTACATAAAATATTATGTATCTTTGCAACATCAAACAACATCCAACACTGCAAAGGTGCGAAGTTTGAGTGAGAAAACCAAATATTTTACATAACTAAAAATAGGTAAGACAATGAGAAATAGAGATTATGAACTAGTAAAAGACGGCAAATATAATATGAAAGCCATCATGCAGAGAGCTTGGGTATATGTACGCCAGTATGGTTATTCTCTTAAATCTGCCTTGCGTATTTCTTGGGTGGACGCTCGCTTAAAGATGGATGAATATGTAGAATCATTGAAGCCGAAAGCCATTGAGTCTAAACAGGGTAATGTGTTGAAAGCGTTTTTCGCCGATAAGTATGCTAACTACGATAGTTCTTGGAGATAATGAGTGAAGAAAAAATAAACGAAAACTTAGTTTTCCTTCGGAAATACACGGACGATCTGAAAGAACGAGATGAATATACAGTTCAGATGCTGGCTGGAAGCAAAGAAACGAAAGAAGAAATTATCAGTAACCTTCTTCGAATAATAAAAGATTACGAGGCTCTGTTAGGTTAGAACCTACGAAAGAAGCGAGCAAAACGCTTTCAGGGTACATTGATTAGTTCTTTGACATATTGGATCATACGAAAAGAAATTCAACCGTAGCAGGAATGCCGTGATCGGTTGAAGGTTCGAATTAGTTACATATATCACTTGGAAGTCCGAAAAGTCTTTATCAGTAAGCATATAGCAGGTTAGGCGAGCTATAACGCTATCTAAGTGATTCAACATACAGCCCGTCACGTCTCGATACGTGGGAGAATCCGTAAAAGGTATCGCGGGCACTAACTAACTTTAAAAGTATAATAAGGAGGTAAATCATGCATTATAAGAATAGTGAGATTATTGTTAGCGTGGCGGTTTGTCATAGGGGGACCCATAATATTATTGAGGAATGTGCAACGATGAAGGAAGCTCGTAAATTCTCAAAGGAGAATGGATATAACGAAGCTGATTATTGGTATTTGGCAGCTGAAGTAATAAATAAGGATGGGGATACTAACCCTGCCGTTTGGAATAAGGAGAGAGGAGAGGCAATTAAAAGACTGAAGAAGTTGTTGTAGTTACTAAACAATACTAATACATCTGTCGAGATGTATTGAGTTGTTTTGTCGTGTTTTATTTTGTGTTTGTGTTGTAGGGTGTGCCGTTCGTGAGAATAGCGCACCTTTTTAATTGGATAAGTGGCGGAATTGGTAACGCTTAGTAGAGTAAGATTGTAAGCCAGACATTCTGTAACCATTCAGTGAGGCTCTTGAATTTACATTCCCGGTTCGAATCCGGGCTTATCCACTAATAATAATCAAATAATTAATCTTATGGCAAAAGAAGTGAAAAAAATAACTGGTGATTGGACAAAATCAATCAGTGAAATGAAGCTAAATGAAGTAGTAGAATTTCCGATATCTGCTTATGATGGAATAATGAGTACAATTCGATATCGTGTTAGACGCAGATTTGGAATTATAATCAAGAGAGAAGGAGAGTTGGACTATAAAAAGGGAGTTTTTAGAGCTAAACGTATTTCGTGATGGAAACTCTGACTCAATGTGAGTATCAAGTAGCTAATGAAGTCGCAAAAGGACAAACCCCAGATGAAATTGCCGATTTGCTCAAAAAGTCAGTTTGGACCATAAAGGCACAGATTAGGGATATTCATAAGAAGTTAGGCATTAACAATAACGTAGAGCTTACTTTATTCCTGCTATGTGATAGGACTAAAAGAAACTTTGATTTGAAGGAGATTAGGAAGCACGGTATTGAGTTATTCTTCTCTGTTTGGTTCTTTATACTTGCTATTACGCCGAATTATCAAATGGACATGAGACGTTGTAATATTCGTCCTGCTGCAAAAACAGCTCTACGTATAATGAGAACTAAAATGGACGGTGATTTAATGCTTGCCGCTTAGTATTAATTTAAAAATAATGTTCTATGAAAACTATTCATAAAATTCAAAATGCTATTGCTGTCATTGCTCTTGCTATGGTGACCCACCTAGCATTGCAAATCGAAATGACTAGAAACGAAACAATATCATGTATTATAATGCTATTGTTAACTGTGTTCATGCTTTTAGAGAGAAGTTCAAAAGAGGTGCATCAAAAAGAATAGGGGGATAGATATGAGTATTCAAGAGATCATGAGTCTTGGGGGGAGTAAGATATCGGCTAATGTGAATTTTGAAGATTTAAAAGCATTCGCAGATTATCTCATTCAAAAAACAAAAGAAGAAGTTGAAGAATCTATTTTGGCTAAGAAAAAAGAGACTTTCGTAAAGCCCAAAGATGCTTGTAAACAGTTACAGGTTGATCGGTCAACTTTGTGGAGATGGGCTAAGACAGGTTATTTAATTCCCGCAGAAGTCGGTGGAAAAAGACTATATAAACAATCTGAAATAGATATTATATTACGCAAATAATTTATTGTTTAATTCTAATCATGGAGTAAGGGACTCCGTGCGGTATCCAGTCCGCTATTTAAGTTTTGAATTATCCCGGTGTCCGTTGGTTCGGTATCCGGGAACTATTTTATTAACTACTTTAATTATAACGAATATGGACGATTATAATTTAGAACTTTATGATAGGATTAGAGATGTTCCTGAAAATGCGACTAAGCCGATTGCTGCAGGTCGTCTAAAAGGAAAAACGGATATCAATCCCATGTGGAGAATTAAAACTCTGACAGAACAATTTGGACCTTGTGGATTTGGGTGGCGTTACGAAATTATTAAGATGTGGAATGAGCAAGGGGCAAATGGTGAAATTGCAAGTTTTGTGCATATTAATCTTTTTGTGAAATATAAAGGCGAATGGAGTGAAGGGATACAAGGTATTGGAGGGGCTTCTTTTGTATCTAATGAAAAGAATGGTGCTTACACTTCAGATGAATGCTATAAAATGGCTTTAACAGATGCTATATCGGTTTCTTGTAAGGCTCTTGGGATGGCTGCTGATGTGTATTGGGATAATGATTCTACGAAATATACCAAATCATCTCCAATAGATGATAATCGCAAGAGTTTGAATGCTTCTAATTTAGGAAGTGAAGCTTTAATGGAATGGATTTATAAAAGTGAAGTTTTCGCCAAGAAGAATAAGCAACGTTTTTCTATTATGAATCTTGTAGAGAAAAACTATAAATGTACCAATGAGGATATTAATATAATATCTGAGAACTATTATCAATATAAAGTAAATAAGAATTTGCAATGAGTAAAGAGATTTTTTTTAATAGAATACCATCTTCCAAAACAGAGCAACAAAAGATTGCTAATGATTTTATACTAAAGGTTATAGATGGTAATATAAATCCTATTGATGCAGTGGTTCAGATGAAAAGTATTTCTGAAACAATAAATACGTTTCTAAAGGATGAAAGCATAAAAGATGCAGTAATACAAGAATGCGAGAAATATGGGAAAGGTGAGTCTCCCGGCTATTTAGGTGCAGTAATCCAAATAAAGGAAACTGGTGTTAAATATGATTTTTCTGTTTGTAACGATCCGGTTTATGAACGTCTTGTGGAGGAAAGAAAGATTATAGATGAACAATGTAAGGAAAGGGAAAAGTATTTGAAGACACTCTCAAAATCTAAGACAGAAATTGATGAGGATACAGGAGATATATTTCAATTATTTCCTCCTGCTAAACAAAGTACAACATCATATAGTATAACCTTTAAAAAATAAAAGAAATGATTCTAACAGGTAGTATTTGTCTTTCGGATATCCCGAAAGAATTATTCAAAAAAGTAGAATGTAAGGATGGTAGTACTAAAATATATCTCAATGTAGCTATATTAGAAAGGAAACGACCATCTACGTATGGTCATACTCATGTCATGAGTTGTTCCCCTAAACAGGAAGAACGAAAAGACGGGGTAAATTACTTTTGTGGTGATTTTAAAGAATATATTCCACAACCTAATGTTCCAACTGCTGAACAAATTGATTCGGCTCCCAGCGTTTCACCAGCGGATGATCTTCCATTCTAAAAATGTTATATGATCTTTCTAATCCATTGCAAGCGGAACAGTTTAAATCTCGTTCCGCTTTGCTTGTTAAAAATGGGAAAATAGTAGAATTAACAGAAAAGAAACCAATACGTACTGACAGACAAAATAGATACCTTCATTTAATTTTAGGGTACTTTGCTTCTGAGACAGGAAATACTTTAGAATATGTAAAGCAGAAATATTTCAAGATATTATGTAATAAAGACATATTCATAAAGGAAGTTTCTGATAAGTATTTGGGTAATATTAAAATTCTTCGTAGTTCTGCCGAATTGGATACGGAAGAAATGAGCAATGCAATTACTCGTTTTAGAAACTGGAGTTCTGGGGAGGCTGGGATATATCTCCCCAGTTCGGACGAGGATCGACTTTTGCAGTTAATGGAGATAGAAATTCAAAAAAACAAGAATTACATTTAATTCCAAATAGCTGTTATTTGGAAGTTCTTAATAAAAACAATGCGAAAAACTAAAGTAATCCATGTCTACCTGATCTTCGAAAAGCGGAACTATTACTTCAGCTCGGTAACGGGCATATTTCGCCATTTGTCCGAGGATCAGATAGGAATTAAGCAAAGTACATTATCTCATAATATGGAAAGCACTATCGTCACTGGTAGGGCTATAATCCGCAAGAGTGAGCTATTGAGATAGCTTTGTTAACCTTTTTACCCCAGCCTGCCTGTCTATGAAGATTGGCGGGCAAACATGGGGAGGTATTCTAAATGGTAAAGAGAGCATAAAGAAAGCGTACGAAGTGCTTTATGTATTGCAGATGCAATTATTTAGGTTCTACTCCTAAACTGCCCACATGAAAATAACAATCACCAAGCAAGAATACCAGACGATAGTCCGGTGCTTGAAAACGTCAGAAATCCTCATTCGGGGATATAATTTGAGAGATGAAGATATGATTCGTAAAACTAGAAAGAAACTCCAAAGGAGTAAGGAGAAAGGTTGATATGACATTCGAAGAAATGAAAGCCCAGTACTGCGGTAAGAATATCCGCAAGAAGCCAAAACATGAAGAAGATGATTTGCAAAGAGCTTGTGTTTGCTGGTTCGATTTGCAATATCCTCAATATAGGCTAAGGTTGCATCATTCTCCTAATGGTGGTAAACGGAATGCTATCGAAGCTGCAAAGTTTAAACAGATGGGAGTACGTGCCGGTTTCCCTGACTTACTTCTGTTGATCCCTAACAAGTATTATCCTTTTATGGGAATTGAATTAAAGACTAAGACAGGAAGACAAAGCGATCACCAAAAAGCCTATCAAAAGGAATTTGATAGTATAGGAGCGAAGTATGTTGTCTGCCGGTCTTTGGAGGAGTTTATCGCTGTAGTAACAGATTATTTAGAAGGAAAATAGATATGAAAAAGAAATCAGACAAGCAAGTTATCCGCCCAGATACTTGCGCAAAATTCAATAATGGAACTATTGTTCCCACAGCTAAAGGGAATCCACGTGTTGCCTACTGTTATAAGCTTAAACGGCGTTTTGTCGCTGATAGTAAAAGAATCTGTATTCATGCGTATTAAACTATGGACGGATATACATTAACAGAAAAAATGAGAAAAGCACGAAGACGTAATCGACTTACCGCTACCGAACAGGCACTATTCTACGAATTAGTTGCCGTTTGTAACAGCGAGGGTTGGGAGGACGTTTTCAGTTGCTCGAATATTGAACTCTGTTGTGCTCTTAATATTGATGAGAAAACTCTCGTCCGTGCCAGGCTTTCTTTGATTAATGCAGGACTAGTTTATTATAAATCCGGTAAAAGTAAAAGGGTGGTAGGATTGTACTCTTTTGAAAAAGCTTTTGAGAATTCGATTGTGAATTCAACTACCGTAAAATTTCCGGTAGATAAGCCAGCCCAAAAGACAGTAGATGAGCCAGCCAATCTGCCAACCAATATGGGAACCAATCAGCCAACCAATGCGCCAGACTATATATATAAAACTAAAATAGAAACTAAACAAAAAGATAATATAGGGGAAACCGTAAAAACTAGAAAGTTTATTCCTCCATCTATTGAAGAAGTTTCTGCCTACTGCATAGAAAGAAAAAACAATGTTGATCCACAGAAGTGGTTGGATCATTATACTTCTAACGGTTGGATGGTCGGGCGGTCTAAGATGAAAGACTGGAAGGCAGCAGTAAGGACATGGGAAAAGAATGATTTTCAAATAGAAAAAAAGAATGGAAGCAATAAGAACAGTCGGGGAGCTGATTCCTCTAATGAAACCAAGTCAGCCGGAATCAAATCAATCTCCTTCGGTTAAATTTCACATCAAAGGAAAGGAGATAACATGGAATGAGGATCGAGTAGAACACTTCTGGAAAAAAGAGTTTATTAACTCCATGAAGGAAGTAGAACCGGGATTTATCATTGACGAACGCAACAAGGTCCTATTATCCGAATTGTATGATTATGTATTAGGCAGAAGTAAGATGCTTGATTCCTCAAAAGGCTTGCTTTTATGGGGACCTATTGGAGTTGGCAAGTCTGTCTTGATAAAAGGGCTACAGCGTTATCTAGGCAAGATCAACCGTTTACGATACGGATGTAATAACGATCACATAGGCTTTAGACTCACTAGTGCAGTAGAAATATCTCTCATGTATGCAGAGAAAGGTATGAACGGGCTATTTCGGTTTACTGATCGTGAATATATGTGTAATCTGGCTATTGATGAATTGGGACGTGAACCTACAGATTCAAAGCATTACGGGACCGGGATAAATGTCATACAAACCATTTTACAACTTCGATATGAAGTCAGAAGGGAGTTTATTACCCACGTTACGACCAATCTCGATCCAAATACAGAGTTTGGAAACAAATACGGTGATTATATCGCTGATCGTGTAAAAGAAATGTTTAACGTCATAGAACTAAAAGGATCGTCCCGGAGATGATACTGCTCGGTCAATTTCAGGGGACATGTTTTTTAGAAAGTAATAATTCAAAATAAAAATAATTATGAAAGCAATAACAATAAAACAACCGTGGGCATCCTTAATAGTCCACGGTATTAAAAACATCGAGAACCGAACTTGGCCGTGTCCTAAGAAATACTTAGGACAGAGGGTACTGATTCATTCAAGCGGTAAACCTTTGAATTACGATAATTTCTATGATTCAATACTTACCAATGAGCAGTTATTGGCATTACCGGAAAACAAAGAGTGGAAAGATTTTAGTTTTTGTACAGGCTCCATTATCGGTAGCATTGAGATAGTGGATTGTGTACAGAATCATTCTTCTATCTGGGCCGAAAAAAAAGTTTATAACTGGGTGTTAGCTAATCCTATTATTTATGAAGAACCTATCGAAAATGTAAAAGGGAAACTATCTTTCTGGGACTATCCCGGTATCAAAGAAGTAAGTATTGAGTGTCCGGAATGTGGTAGTATAGAGATAGCAGTTGAAGATTATACAACAGCCCCTTTTCCAACTTATTTGCATAGGTGCAATAAGTGTGAACACGTAATTATGGAAAGTGAGTGGAATATAACAAGACAAATATGAGCGAAAAAGATTTAGTAGATATAGGATTCATCTTCTGCGAGCACAAAGGAAGAGAGGCATACCACTACTTTGGTAAAAACAGAGTGTTTACGGCATACATAGAAAGAAACAGCGCAAAGCCTTATTATGCTGCCGTTTACAAAGTATGTGATGTAATGCAGTTTAAGAATCCAAACGACCCCAGAAATGGTAAGTATGCCTATTCATGGCTTACAGATGAACACAATGTTGAGAAACTAAAGAAGTGTTTAGAATTGAATGACAATTAACGTAAAACAAGATAAATATGAGTGAAATCGAATTTAGGATAGCAGAAATATTGGGACGATCTGCGATTGAAAATGACATGGAAGTCCCCAAAGACGTTCAACAGTTGGCACAAGCTACAAGATACTTAGCAACACAACTTAGAATAATTTGCAAAACAGAGATCGGTGATGAAAAAATGGCTGATGTTATATTGAAGCAAGCTATTGATATTTTGAAGTAAAACAAATCAGAAAGGAATCAAATGAAAGTAAAAATAAGAAAGACAGGTGAGGTAGTAGATATAATAACTTACTCCGGTCATACATACAGAAGTGATATTGATGTTGTATCCTATATTGACAGCAAAGGTAATGAATGTGTTGATATGAAGATGAATCGTTTTTGGGACTTTGAGGATGTAGAAGAATGTAATTTATCTACAAAAGAAAGCCTTATTGATTGGGAAGAAAGACGTTTCCAGCTTGTAAAAGCTGCAATGCAGGGAAATTTACCACAAACTGTATTTGACAAAGAAACATTTTGCAAATATTGCATTGCAGTCGCCAATGAAATGATTAATCAACTTAATTCATAACAGAATAATAATGAAGAAAAGATATACAAAAAAAGGAGAGTTTATATGTCGTAGACAGAAGTCTTCCGACAAGTCTTTTTCCCTCAAAGAAAGTTATCGGCTTGCCTACTTTGAGATTATGAACAGACCTGCATACATTATCCGTAAACGGAAAATAAACAATGTTATTTATGTTGGCAGGGATAAAAGAGAGGCTAATAGACTTCTTAAATTCTTTAATAAATAACCATCAAAATAGAATAGATATGAAACGAGTAGTACAATTACTAATAGAACTTCCTGATGTCGAAGCGACTGAATGGCAAATCGAAGAATTTATAGAGTTTGAAACGGGATTCGGATGTCGTCTAAGTGCTGACAATCCCTTCAATGGCTTATCCTATGAAGTGGAGGAATGTTATGTTGAAGATAGAGATGTGATTAACTAAAAACTAAAAACAGAACAAATCATGAATAAAATAAGACTAATACTTCGTTGGTTATTTATTCCATTGTGGACTACATTATTTTTTGTGTATTTGCTTATATGGTATATACAAATGAGTTGTACTATTTCAGCTTTCAAGATTATTGGAATACTTTTCTAATATTATGGGATAAAATAATGCTATTAATGAGATTAAAAACAAGAAAGACATTAATTATTTTGTAAACTTGCATTTTGGGTAATTACTGCATCCGGTGAAATTTCCGTACTTCCCTTTCCGTTCGACTAATTGGTTGCCACATCTGGGACAAATGCCGTTATGGATCATAGTGTTTTTGTTTGTAATAATCTGATGTATCTTTTGCTTATGCTCTTTTTTAGTATCTTTAGTCACTAAATTTGAGTGAGATAGTTTTTCCGTTAATATCTGGACATCTACAGAATTTATGGTGGGAGTAGTGTAGCTATAAATAACATCTTTTAATTGGTTTGAGTATATAACGATTTCTCGGGTATTACATTTTAGAGTTGCACCTCTTAAGAATACAATGATTGGTATGAATTTATTTTCGGGAATGCTCAAAAGACTTTCCAACGCTTTCACATGAGAGTAGTTTTGTTTTAATGGGTTCTGGAACTGATATTTGTTACCATACATATTTTTAGTCCAAAATTCAGAATAGTCTGAACCGAAAATCCAACCAGAGTAGTTCTTGGTTTCAATAACAAAGATACCATATGGTGATACTACAACATGGTCAATTTGTACAGAGCGTTCATTTATACAGATATAAATATCGTTAAATAGATGATATTCACTTGGAAGTGACATTAGTATTTTGGAAACCTTTCTTTCTCCATATTTTCCTTTGATGGCTGCTTGATTATATCCTAATGTAATTGCAATTACAAAAATTGCAATTACTATTATAACAATAATTTCCATAAGTTATCAGTTTTAATAGAACTTGATTAAGTATCTGCAAATGTAAAAATAATAAATATAATATGAAAGCAATTAGTATTAAACAGCCGTGGGCTTATTTGATAGTCTACGGCATCAAAGACATTGAAAACCGTACTTGGGCGTGTCCTAAAAAGTATATTGGGCAAAGGGTACTGATACATTCAAGCGCCATCCCCGTGCAAATGATAAATCCTAATAGTGTATTCACAAGGCAACAATGGGACAGTTTATCACTTGGATTTCAGAGAGATATTATTTGCGGTGAGGGATATGTAAATTCAGCTATCATCGGAAGTGTTGAGATAGTAGACTGCGTAATAAATCACTCTTCCATTTGGGCGGTGAAGGAAGGTTATAACTGGATACTGGCTAATCCTATTATTTATGATGAACCTATCGGAAATGTGAAAGGGAAACTATCTTTTTGGGAGTATGATGGTCCATTAGTGCAGACGAAGGAAAATGTTGATAGATTAACTTATAGAGAAAGGCTTATAGCTATGCGTAAGGAGATGGAAGAAAGGGGGAAATCATGGTAGGAGATATTCGTATTAGGCGTAGGAAAGATAAATACCACGTTATGGAAGAGCAGGGAGATGGTAGATACTTTACTATTGAAGGAGGAAAATATAATTCAAAGGAGGATGCCATAAAGCTAAAAAAACGATATCTGTTCGTTAGAGAGAAAGTTAGATTGTTAAATCAGAATCTTAGAATACAATTGAGAGAAAAGAATAAATCAAATGGATGATCACATAAATCAAAGTTTGTATGCTGATTCAATAAAAGAAGCTACAAAAGTAGAGTTCCTTGCAAGTAGTGAGGAACTTTTTTTATATGCTGTTTCCCTGTATAATTCGATGATGTGGGGCAGAAAGATTGACCGGGAAAATCTTAGAAATAAGAAGAGATCAAAAAAAATAGGGAGAACTAGCAAGGTGTAAAAGCATTGTTCTCCCCAATCATTCACGATTGTATAGCAAATATACTATTTATTTTTAAAATAATCGTGTTATGGATAGAAATTTTAATGAAAAGACGTGGGTAAATGTACGTGAAATAGGGATAATTCTTAATGTCCATGCCTTTGTAGTGTATTCGTATTTATTACAGATTGGGGTAAGGTGCGTTAAAGATAGGTATGGGAACGGATATGTCAATGGAGTAGATATAACCAAGCATTTTGAAGGTTTAAAGAAATTCGTGAAAGGATTGAGGAATGGAAGAAAAGAGCAAGCCCCCCTCAAAGAGCTGGCTTTTATTGATCCTGTGATAGGGAGTCATAATGATTGGGAGAGTAAAGCGGATGGCTTGGACAAGGTGAAGAAGGATTTTTATGCCTCATATACAAATCAGGTCTACAGGATTAATCACTACCAGAATTTAAAGAAGGCTTTGTTCCGGTGGGAGCGTGCCACGAGAGTTTGGAAGTACGTGGAAGAAGAAAGAACTGCACAAGACCCTAATGAATGGATGGAGAACATTTCGTTAAAATACAAGCTGTGTAATACGATATACGATGAAGAACGCCGTAAATCTGTACTTGACACAATTTGACATGGCTGTAAGAGTGATATCGGGTAAATTTGCTATTGATATAAAACTGATTATAGCATGGCGTACAATTTAAAGGAAATGACTGAAATGTGCTCTAAATGGGTGGCTGAAAATGGGCTAATGGAGCATGGCGGTGCGAGGTTGAAAGACTTTTGCGCTCATTTCGGCATAGACTCTCAAACATACTATCGTTGGCTTGAAAATGCGGATTTTGCGGATGCTATAAAAAAAGGGAAAAATGAGTTTAAGGAGAAGCTAGAGCAGAGGTTAGTTGAATCTCTGTCAAAAGCTGCTTGTGGATATGAATTTGAGGAAACCAAAACCGAATATGAAGGAAAGAAAGTAAAGAAGAAAATAGTAACAGTGAAGAATGTAGAGGCGAATGTTGGTGCTGCTATATTCTTGCTTACAAATATATCTCCTGATCGTTGGCGTAATAAACAAACTGGAACCGATGTGAAGACGGAAGGAGTAACATTGAAGGTCGAGGTATTGAAAGAAGAATCGGTTAGTAATATTAAGAAGCTCCCCACACTATCGCAGAAACGGAAGATGAAAGGAGAGGGGGAAACAGAAGGCTCTATACTATGAAAACGACCTATGTTTTTGACAGGCTATTAGAAGCCACGGTAAATCCGGTGATTCGTGGAGTCTCTTCACGGGGTGGTACTCGATCTTCTAAAACGTGGAGCATGTTACAGTTGCTTTTTCTTATTGCCGAAAAGTCAGAAGCTCCTTTGCTCATATCGTGTGTAACTGATACAATGCCGGGAGTGAAACGTGGTATGTTTCGCGATTTCAAACGTATGTTGCAAGATGAAGGTCTTTGGAATGGCAAGGCAATGAATTTAACTGAAATGACTTATACTTTTCCTAATGGATCACAGATAGAGTTTTTCGGTTGTGAGAATGCTGCGAAGGTATTTGGTCCTGCACGTGATATCCTGTTTGTAAACGAAGCACAGAGAGTCCCGAAAGAAGTATTCCGGCAAATGGCGGTTCGTACTCGTTTGATGCTGTATGTAGACTTTAATCCGGTTAAGAAGTTTTGGGCACACGACTATTTCAAGGGTCCCGGCATGGTGGAAATCGTCAGCACCTACAAGGACAATCCATATTTGACACCGGAGCAGATCGAAGAGATTGAGAGAAACAAGGCTGATGAAAACTGGTGGCGAATCTTCGGACTTGGTGAAACAGGAGGAACCGAAGGACTGGTATATCCTGAATATGATATTGTGCCGGAGTTTCCTGCGAATTGTAAATGGTGTCTTGGTCTTGACTTCGGTTTCTCTGGTGATCCTACGGCGATTGTAAAAGTGGGCTTCGATAAAGATGATCTTTATGTTCAAGAGATCGCATACTCTACAGGTCTGTTGAATTGGGATATTGCGAATGTCTTGCGCAAGAATGGGCTACATAAAGTTACCACTATTGCGGATAATCAAGAGGCGAAGAGTATTGCTGAGATTTCTCGTTTGGGATGCCGCATATTTCCATGTATAAAGGGAAAAGGATCAATCATGGCAGGTATTTCACAAGTGAAGCAGTTTAAAATGCACATTGTACAAGGTAGTCGAGGTATACAGGACGAAGCAGATAATTACTCTTATGTATTTGACAAGATGACCGGACTCTATGATACGAACGAGGCAGTAGACGAAAATAATCACGCTATGGACGCTATACGATACGCGACTGAGTTTCTGATCGCCAAGTATCGTCCCGGCAAGAAACAAAGAAAAGATGAAGAAAAGCGAAATTAAAACCTTTCGGGGATATGTGCGATATCATATATATCGCCTATTTACCCCATTTCGTTGGTTATGGAAGACGTTTGTTCGTCTGACAAGTAGATATCAACGCTTGATGCAATTACGGCGTATAGCGAATCTAAAGCCGGATGCTGTGGAGAGTCTTTCGCAAGATGAAGCCGCACTTCTGCATTATATGTCGGAATACTTAATACCTTCCCGCTGGGTAACACGTAATGGACAGATCATTTATACGTGTCCATCAGTTGAGGATGTGACTCTCTGGCAGATGATCGAAGCACGCAGAGCTGAAGCAGTATTAGAACGTATTAGCGGATGGACTGAGGGATATGTACCAGAAACTGTTGCTGATATGCTGAAACTGACAAAGTACATTGTGGAGCAGATTGGGCAGGCTGACGAGCTGGAACGTGTGCTGTTACCGGGTGCAGGTGGTTCCGGTGAATCGAATCCAATTGCAGAGGCTAAAAGCGTCCTCGGAATGGTACAGATCACATCCGAACTGTTTAACTGCTCATTCGAAGATGCGAAGAAGATAAACTACTCAGATGCTATTCTAGCGATCAGCAAGAGACATGATGAAGTTGAGAAACAAAAATCTAAAACAAAATAATCATGGGAAAGAAATACAGTATTAATTCAGCAGGAAGAATCGTAGCCGAGAGAGATATTTATTCTCTCGGCGGACTTATAGTAAAAGGGTCCATAGGTGGTTCGGTAAAAGACGAAACACAGTTATCACAGAGCGGCGAATGCTGGTTGAATGCAGGTGATATATCGAACCGTCCGGATATCGTAATCAAGGATAACGCCTATATAGGGACGTTCACCCCCGGAGTTAATCCGGTTCACACCGATGGTGTAACGGAGTTTAGCGGGAACACGCTTATTCCGGGTAACATATCGGTGAGGTCTTTTGTAGCAGATACCAAGAACAACGTGTTTGTCAAGGATTCGTTCATCGGGGTATCAATGGACGTTCTTTGCGGACCTTCTACCACCGCATCGGCGTTCCCGTTTGAGCAGGGAGACTTCAAAAAAGAAGTAGCAAAAGGAACCTTGTTTACTTCTGCATCTATGAGATTAGATGATGTTAGTGCATGTAGAAACACTGCTACCTTACGACTAGGACGGAACACGTATTTATATATTCCAACAGGCTATCGCGCTAGGGTATTTTGGGCATATTACGACACTTCCAATCAAATAGCATATTCGGGAGAATCCACAGCGGTTTTGGCCGGATTGACAAAGTTAAACCATTCGGTTTATAAATTAGCTATGGTATCCGTAGTTAAAAATGACGGAACCGCAATGACCCCGGCTAACCTGTTGGCTACCGGAGCTAAGATACTCGGACACATTAGTGGTAGTCTGTTACAGGATTTTCGTCCGGAATCGGTATCGGGTGAATACGTGATGGTGAATTCGTCTTTAATTGCGGAAACCGACAATTTCGGTTTGGCTACCACGCAATTGAGGTTTTTGGCTGGCGGAATGTACAATACTAACATGTACACGCTGACTAACCGACAGGATTACAAACCATATGGTACATTCCGGAATGTGGAACGATTAGAATACATTCAGTACTTCGCTGATATCCACAGAGGGAATGCAAACAGGGACAACTACATTGTAGCATCCGATTCTCCTTTGGTCCGGATAAATGATGGTTTTGTTCCGGATAGCATAGTGAATGCAGGGGGAGTGACATTACGGAGATGTATTGTTCCGAAAGCTGAATTTCAAAATGACATCATAAACGGGAACGTATACGAAGATATAGACTTCTCATATGCTAATGAAGATTTGGGATTCACGATGACGGGATACACTAGATTCATTTCCAGTCATAAGCAGGGAATATACCGTATGTCCGGCGGTCCTAGTTCTACGGGATTCGCTAGTCACAAAGGTAACTTAGACCCTACGGCTAGACTGTATCAAGCAGAAGTATATTTACCTTTGGATGGGTCTATTATGGAACAAGGTGCATACGGAGGGGGTAGTCAGATTCCTTATGAATCCGCTAAAACGGATAGCCCTATCCGGGTCCGGACAGGTAAACCGATAGCTACCTTCGGCTTGGTATTTCCGTCTTTGCCCGCCGGGTATTCGGTGAAAGCCTTGTATTACTTGGATGAGGATTTCATAATTCGTTCAACCATTACGGACCCGACCGAGCTAGTCAATACCTATCCGTATGTGGTTATGTTGTTTAGAAAAGAGGATGACTCCGCAATAACAGTATCGGATTTCATCGCCCTTAACCGAACGTTACGTATCATAGACCATTCGAAAGCACCGGAGATCACAGGTTCCGCCTACATGGGCGCAGGGGTCACAGTGCATGGAGATGTTAAGTTAATCGGTGACCCTTATGTTAACCGGGTATTTGATGTTAACATGTGGGAGCGTGGGACGACACTAGACGGTGCACAACCTAATTACCCTACTTGGGAAGACCGCAAAGTCCCAACAGGGGCGGGGAACCGTTTCAGATTCATAAATCAGATACCCGTTGAACCGGGTGTAAAGATTACGTGTAATCCGGGATACTGGGTACTCTGCTATTTCTTTGACGGTAACGGGAATTACCTAAGTTCTCCGGGATGGGGACAAATTGGGAGTACCGCTCCTGCTAACTCCGCTTTTGTGGGGGTTGTCATAAAGAAAGCAGTTAATGCAAGCGATGCAGGTGGTTTGATAGATGATTCCGACATCCCTTTGGCAAACGTTAAGTATCTCCGAGCTTTCGAGAAGCGCAGATACATAACGAACGAGCTAGACCGTACTAGCCCGAAAGACATCTTGTTAGGCCCGGACTTCTTCGAACAAGGTGGTATTTCCATTGCCGAATGGAATGCAGGGAAGCCGTATGAAGAGTTGAAAATAGGGTCCCCTTATCGTATTAGACTGAAACGACTTTTTGGTCTCGGTGCAGGATATAGGGTGACTTTTTCATCTGTGTATTCATTCGGGACTAACTACCATGACGCTGTTACTAAATTATTATACGGGTCTACTTCGGCAAATATGAATAATGCTTTGCTTTCCCTAGTAGGGGGCATAGCAGATTCACCGACAGCCGCTATCACCCCCGCAGACGTAACCGCCGCAAGATTAGTGATTGAATTCACGCCATCACCCCGTATCATAGTTCCTTATGGGTCCGATACCTTGTTCATAAGTGGTCCTAAAATCCGGATGTACGACAATGCCGTGCTATCTCGGAACTTTAACCAAGAAGGTTCTATAACCCTACAAGGTGATGCGGTGATGGGGTATGATTTCGATTCGGGCGCATGCCTGTGTAGTAACGGTCACGATGACGCAATAATCAAGTTACCATGATATTCAGTGACATATTAAACTTTATGGATGGGGAAGCCGTAAAACTCGGCTTGCCTATCTATTTCGGAGATACGTCTACTATTAACGAGCTAGTGAATGACATCTCAGGTATGTTCTTAACGTTTGATGTCCCGGACGGTGGTATGTCTAAGTTGCCTCCTGCCACCCGAAAGTATAACGTAGTATTACAGTGCTTGGATAAATCGTACTATCTTACGGATAACGCTGCCGAACTTGATACATTAATGCGTACCGATTTGGCTTTAAACAAACTAATGTCCGCTTTTGTGTGTCACTTCGATGTGGATGGATTGAGTTTCAGGAAGGTACAGAATATCTATGACTCAATGAAGTCCGGTTGGAGTGTAACATTTTCTATAACAGATGATTTATTGAACTATGGATAAGGAGATATTGCAGGTTGTAGAACAGATAAAAAAGGAAATCTTCGAATCTTATGTTTCGAAAGGTTTGGTAGCGTCTGGTGAATTTGGGCGTGATCTAAAAGTAAACGATCTCGGTGATAGGGTAACTATTACTGCGCCGCATTATGTCATACAGATGGAGCAGGGTAGGAAAGCGGGGAGTTTTCCGCCTGTCTCCGCCATTAAAAAGTGGATTCAAGACAAGAACCGGACGGTTGGTGCAAACATCCCGGAGGAAGCAGCTTTCGCCATCGCTTATGTGATGAAGCGGGACGGCATCAAGGTTCCTAACAAGTATAACGGTGGCGGGGTAGTCTCCGACATCATTAATCCAGAACGGGTGAAACGGCTGACGCTGGATATAAACAAGATCATAAAGGCGAAAATTCTAACAATATTAACGCAATGAAATTAAGAATACCAAGATTTGGAGTGAACATAGATATACCGGACAGCAAAGTATATACCTACCCCAGTTGTGCTACCATATGGGACAACGTGCCGTTAAAGCTAATTATAACGGACCTACCTACGGACATTATTGTGCGGATGGAACTACAGTGCCGTTCTACCCTAGACAGCTTTTATTACACAACGTTAGAACCAGTTGAGGGAATGGAGATAGACGCAGCTTCTTATTTCTTCCCGCTTCTTCCCGTATATAGTGATCGAGTTCAGAGCTACCAAGTAGAACTGACATTGATACATAAAGCCAATCTAACGGCTAATAGTGTTACTCAGATAGTTCGTATTCCCGTGATGAACTTGGCGAGTAGAAATAATGTTAGCCGAGTGTCCAGGGCTGATACAGATTTCCGGGACAACTACGGACCGCGGGCACCATTAGCGCACACACTGGATGATAATTTCTTTATAGACAGCCGTTATCATGATAGGGACTATGATGTAGACGTTATCTATCAAGACGGAACGGCTGACAAATTTAATTACATGCAGGGTGACGGAATATCGGATGCATGCCAATACAAGAAGATCACGATAAAGAATCCGGATGGGTCCGTAGCTGCTGTTAAGGTTTATCCGGAAGAGGTGCACGCATGCGGAGCTATTACACTGAAATGGCTAAACTCGTGTGGGTCATACGATGCGATTTCCTGCTATAATTGGAGCGCACAATCTACGATAGCGCAAGGTTTATCCGGTGGGAACGTTACGAAGCGGGAACTTACCTGTGTATTCGAAGTGACTGAGGCTAACAAGTTCGCACTAGATGTTCTTTCCCTGTCTCCGGATGTAACTGTTAGAGGGCTAGACGGGGTAGATATGGATACGAAACTTAGATGTTCATCTACTACAGGCGTGAAATATACGGCAACGGGACTAGTTAAAACGGTAACTCTAAAATTCCAGTACTAACATGGATATAAAGATTCAGATAAATGGAGTGTTCTTGGAGGGCTTGACAAAAACGGATGTCAAGCTGTCTATTAATGCATCGTCTCCATACAGTTTCGGAGAATCCACCCGTACCTATTCGGCTAACATTAAAGCTCCTAGGAATCGGGTGAATGATGGGATATTCTATCAAATGAGAAGTTTCGGTTTTACCCACCGTACTGCGAAATACGAGGCTAGAGTTTATATCGGCGGGATACCGATAAACAAGCGGTTCAAAGCTAAGGTATCATGCAGCGAAGACTCCTACGACATAGCTCTGTCCCAGTCGGACCTAAAGATGTCACAGTTACCGAAAGAAGTAATAGAAAGATATCTTTATACATCCGGTGTAGGGAACACTTTTTTCTACCCTGCAGGGAAATTGAAATGGTTTTTGTTGGTCTTTTGGGGTTTTTTTTTCCCCTCCCCGCCGATAGAATACGGCGGCTACGAACCGGGATTGATCATCGAGAATCTAGGGCAAAAGCCTTTATCCGAGGTACTGGTGGGGAAGTCGGTTACTGTGTTTTGGCGGTATGCATCCGAAACGGACGAAGGAACGGAGTATTTTAGAGGTAACTTCCTAGATATTTTAGAATACGATACCCGTACCGCTCTAATGGCTCCGGACGGATCAACAGCCAATACAACGGCGGTGATAACGATGGATAATAACGCCTATATTACTTTGGATATGTCAAGAGTGGGGACCATATTAAACTTTGTGGTGTTGAAATCGGTTTACAATAATCAGACCGTAGCGATATTCCAAAAAGATGATAACCAAAACGATATCACGCAGGTACGATATAAGTTTGCTTCTACTACTATGAACATCCCTACATACATATTTAATGGCTTATACATAAGTAGAGACATAAATGTGTATGAGAAATTAGATGCCACCCCGCCGAAAACAATGTCCCCAGACGAAGCCGTTAATCTTTCCGGGAAGATAACCGAGTTAAGGAATACCGCTGGGGTGACACAGGTAGCGGGGAATTGTGGAGTATCGAACGCTGTAGATTTCTTAACGGATATTTGCAAAGTGTTCCAGTGGGGGTGGGAGTTTCAGACCATCGTAGACGATAGCGGACTCACAAGTGTTATTATTAGTATATATAATCTAATCGCGAACGATGCAAAAAACTTTGATCGAAACGGACCGATCACGTTCAATGACATGCGGCAAGACTGGACCGATTTCTACGTATCGATAGACAAGATAGAGGACTCAGAAGGTTTTCCGAACATCGGTATATTCAAAATCGGTGATTTTACAAAGAGTTTACAATTATCCAGTGCATCGTTCACGGCTAAAGGGACCGTAGTAGAATCGGGCGTGCCGAATCCACAAGACGGTACGTACCCGCGCTTTTCGATACGAAAGGTTCAAGACAATAAGCCCGTAACTTGGGTCGAATATTTCAAGTCTATCGAGTACACGCAACGATTAACCAAGTATTACGGTATGTTTTCGGACGCTATAGATGTCACTATTAAGGCTAAAATACCCTACTATTTCATAGAGAACAAGTATAAACATAACGGAGTAGTGTATTTTAAGCAGCTAGGATCATTTTTCTACGTTCGTTCTATCACGGAGTATAACCTAGCAACGCAGGAATGTAAGGTAAAACTAACTAAAATTAATCTTAATCGTTAAATAAATGGCAGATAATGTTACATTACTAGACCTTTCGTTCAAGACGGACGAGGCAGTAGAAGGTTTGGACGCTCTGATCAAGAAGTCTTTAGACCTTGCAGAAGAAAAGAAACAGCTAACCAAGCAGATAAACGCCGAGAAGACGGCACTTGCCGAGCTTCGTCAGAACTATAAAGACAATCTTATAGATCAAACGGCGTTCGAAAAGGCAACGGAGAAGTCAGAAACAGCGATCATATCGTTAACCAAACAACTAAACAATAATAAGAATGAGACTTCCGAGAATGCCGCCGCTATTAAAGCACACACTACCATTGTCAACTCGGAAGCGGAAAGCGTGGAAACCCTGCGAGCGAAGTTAGCCCTTAACACGAAGGCACTAAACAAAATGTCTGTTGAACAGCGGACAAACTCGGAGGCTGGGAAACAGATGGTAGCCCAAACCAAGGAAATCTCCGACAAACTGAAAGACCTTGAAAAAGGGGTGGGAGATACCCGTAGAAACGTGGGTAACTATGCAGAGGATATCGAGAAGGCAACCGGAAGCCTCGGCGGTATGACTGGCGCAACCGGGCAAATGGTCAAAGGTATGTCCGGCGGTATTGCTTCTATAAAGGCATTCAACGCTGCATTGATGGCGAACCCCTTTGTTGCCATTGCATCGGCTATTCTTGCGGTGATCTCAGCTATCGGAAAGTTGATGGACCGCAACAACGAACTGGCTGTTTCCGTTAAGACTATATTAGCACCTATCGAGTTGATCATAACTAAGGTATTGGACGCCGTAGCTGCTCTGTTTGTGGAGATAGTCAAGGTTTTTGAGTGGCTGGCAGAGGCTTATATTAAGGTTTACAACTGGTTAGGTCTGATATCGGACGAAACCGTTAAATCTATCGAAACTGCTAGAGGGATGGCACAAGTAGAACGGGACATATATAACGCTGAAACCGATCTTATTGTAGTTTTAGCCCGGCAACGTAGGGAAATGGAGGAACAAAAGGCTATTCTTGCCGATCAAACTAAGAGTTCTAAGGAAAGGCAAGATGCAGCTAATGAAGCCCTACGGATATCTAGAGAGATGGAAGCCTCCGAATTAAAGATACTAGAGGCTAAATATCAGCAGATAAAGACGCAAAACGAATTGTCTTACACTTCTGATGAAGACAGGAGGAAAGAACAAGAGGCTTTAGCAGCATTGGAGGAAAAGAGAGCACAGTATTTATCACAACGGAAAGAACTAACTAGTCAGGTATCCGGGCTAGAAAAAGCTGATATGGCAGCCGCCGCAGTAGCCGATAAAAAGCGTGCCGAGGATTATGCTAAATCCCAAAAAGCGGCAGCGGAGAAAGTCAAAAAAGACAAAGAAGACGCAGAAAGGAAAGCCGCCGAAACCGCTAAGAAAGTTCAGCAGGAAGTTCTAAAAAGCTACGAAAATGGAATAACCGAATTGCAGCTAAAGATAAGAGAATCTAATATCGGTATAGTAAACAAGCAGAAGGCACTAGAGGACCAAGACGCGCTAAACCAAGCTATCTTAGAAAAGGAGCGATACAGGTTGCAGCAGGGGCTTATAACGCAACAGGAATTCGATAACATCAAGCTGGAACAGCGGATAGCATTCCAAGAACAGGTAGCCACCCTAGAAGCCGAAGAAGCCGCTAAGAAGAGAGAAACGGAAGCCATAGACCTAGAGAACAAACGTGCCATCGAGGAAGCCAGCATAACTAGTGACTTCGAACGTGAATCCCTTCGTCTAGAGCAGCAATACCAAATGGAAGTTGCGAACGCTGAGAAGACTGGGGCGGACATTTCTTTGATTGAATCCAAATACGCCCAAATACGGGAAAAGAGAGAAAAGGAACTGGTAAACGCCAAGTTACAAATGACAGCCGATATCGCCGGGCAAATCTCTAATATCATGGGACAGGAATCGGAAGCCGGAAAAGCGTTCGCTCTGGCACAGGCTACGATTAACACATACTTAGGTGCATCTAAGGCTATTGCGCAGGGTGGTATTTGGGGAGTAGCGCAAGCAGCCATCGTGATCGCTGCCGGATTGAAACAAGTAGCCTCAATTATGAAGGTAAAAGAAGAAGTTCCCAAAACTAACACCAGCGTTAAGAAGTTTGCCAAAGGTGGTACCGTGTTTGGTGCTCCGCATTCACAGGGCGGTGTAACGTTCACCGGATCAAACGGACAGCAGTTCGAGGCGGAAGGAGGCGAGAATATGTACATCCTCAACAAACGTGCATCTCATGCTATAAATGCGTTGTCTGCTCTTAATCAGCAATACGGGGGACGGTCTTTTGGCAATTCTAATGCTTACCGATATGCACAGGGGGGAGGATTCGATGTTATCAGTACTCAATCTTATACGAATCTTAATCGGTCTATGTCTAAGCAAGCGGTTGATTTGTCCGACAAGACAGTGGCAGCTATCGCACTTGCATTTGTAGAAGGGGTAGAGAATGCTCCAAATCCGATAGTTTCAGTCCAAGATATTACCGATGTACAACAAAATCGTACAATTGTTATTGATTCCGCATTGGGCTAATTCGTATTTGCTACAATTTGCGGATAGTAAGTAGGTTGTAACAGCTATTTTTGTGTTGAAATATAGTTTATAATATAGAATGATTTATCTAGTAAATCTCTAATTTATGGATTTCAAGAAAATACGAATTATAGAGGCGGGACCGACCGCAAACGATTGGACGGATGAAGTTAACGGTGAATTAAAAACCGGGAAAATCGTTATTACGCCCGAATCGCTAGCGTCCCTTGTGGTGGCTGGTAGTATTCGCCCTATCCATTCTCGCCGGACACACAACGGTAACGATCTGCTGGACCAGTACATCGGTAGTTTCTCTAATTTCGTTGAGGAAAACGGAGTAGTCTACGCCGATCTGACCTTTTCGGAAGCTCTCTTAAAGAACTATCCGCAGGAGGCAGGATTTATGAAGGACATGATTGAAAAGGAACCGGAAATGCTAGGCGTTTCAGTCGTAGACCTAGACACTAAGGTGTGGAACGAAGAGAACCAAACATGGGACGTGACGAGTTTTGAAGAATTATTCACGTGTGACCTTGTAGGCTTACCAGCCGCGACAAGTTCGCTTTTTAATAACCAAAAATCAAAGAACAAAATGGGTCTTTTATCAAGCATTATTAGCACCTTTTCAAAGAAAACGGAGCTTAAAGAGGAAATCGTAGAAACGGTTAATGGTGAAAAGATCACTATTAAGGCAGCAGGAGAAGAGGCAGCCGTAGGTGACGAAGTAGTAAAAGAGGACGGAACCGCCGTGGAAGATGGTGAGATCACCGTTGATATCCCGGAAGAGGGAAAAATCGTTCTCGTGATCAAAGATGGCAAGATAGCCGAGTTCAAAGAGTACATGGACGAAAAGCCGGAGGAAACACCGGAGACAGAAACCAAGACACCGGACGAATTTTCTCAGCGTCTAACTGCTCTTGAATCATCTTTGAGTGAGATTAAAACAATGCTTTCCAAGCAAACGAAAACGCCACCTGTTGCAACTCGTACGGTGGGAGGCAAGCCGAAAACAGATGCACAAAAAACGCAGCTTTCCAACGAGGAAGCACGCAAGAAAGTGAAGGAGGCGATGGTTAAGTTCGCAAAAGAAAAGTAATCACACTAAAATCATAGGAGACTATAAATTATGGCAATGACATTTACAGATTTAAATAATCTGAATATTAACTCACTGGCTGACGTCATTTCTTTGACTGTCGGGCTGGTTGGCGAAATGGAACGCGGTGCAACCGTTCTCTCTGGACTTGACAACAAAACGCCTATTGTTACTTTTGTAGCGAAAGATAAGGCACTTCGTAAGTCTGCTGGATGTGAAGGTACTTATGAGTACACAGATATGTCCGATCATGTAAAGTACTATGACTTCCAGCCTTTGGAGTTACCTATCGTTGTTTGTTTGCAAGATTTGTGGGGGAAGATGGTAGCTAAGGGTATTCATTTGTCGGACGATTTCGATGAAACTCAACTGGCAGGTTTCATGGCTTCGGAAGTACTGAAAGTTTTGGAGGCCGATTTGCTACGTCTCGCATGGCTGGACGGAACCAAGACAGGTGATGTTGCTTACAATATTTTCAAAAATGGTGGTTTCATTAAGCAAATGAAGGACAGCGCAGAAACTATCCTTCCTTTGCAGTTGACTACGGCTAGCGTAGAGGATACCATGAAGAAACTTATTGATTCACAACGTCCCGATCAAAAGGAACTTAGCGAGTTCTTCGTGACTTCTAATGTAATGCGCCTGTTTAAGAACTTAGTTCAGAGTAAGGACAACACAACTGCTCAGGAACATTTCGAGAACGGAAAAGCTGTGTACACTTTAGAAGGATACAAGATCAATGAACTTCCTCATGTTTCAGCGTCTATGATCGCAGATGCAACAGACGAAGATGCGTTTATCGCGTTTACTCCGAAACGTAATATCCAAATCGCTTTGGAAGATTCAAGCGTGAACATTAAACCGTTCATTCAAGATGCGAAAGACCGCAAGTATTACTCTACAACTGTGTTTGCTGCGGACGTAATGGTAGTTATTCCGTCTATTTTGAAACTTGCAACAAAAGCGAAAGCATAACAACTAATACCGAAAACTATGGCATGTATGAAATTAAATAAGGCTATCGTTTTTGGGTGTGCGGGCGGCTCAGTCGGTTTGGCTGGGCTGTACCTTGTTAACAAATCGGAATTGGCTTCTTTTGTAATGGGTGGCGATGGCGTGACACTAAACTCTATCGTCCTTGTATCCGGTGCAAAGGCAATTCCGGTTGACTGTTACAAGAACGGCGCAAAAGTAGTGGACGCTTTGCGTACACTGGACGGTGCAGCCGGAATGGAACAGACGGTTACTATCACGGTCTACGATAAAACTTCTGACGGTGCAGCGATTAAGGAATCACTGCTATCCGGGAATTACGTAGCCTTCGCAAAACTCAAAGACGGCGGTAACATTAAAGTTGCCGGACTTAATACCGGGCTGGAAGTGGCAAGCATGGACGGAGATACTTCGGCGGCTGGCGGTTTTGATACCGTAACGCTGAAAACACCGGATAACTCTAGGGGTGATCGCAATATAGTTGCTTTATCTGCTGTTTGGACATATTTAGAAGCTAACAAATTAACTTAACAACATGGGATGTATTAGTAATATCACGGGTGCAATAACCTACGATTGTTTAGGTGGAGCAGTTGGAATAGCTGATTTGTTGCTTATTAACTACTCAGATATCCAATCTATCTCCATCGCCAACGGTATCGCTACTATTACGTTGACTACTTCGGGCAAGGTTATCCGGGTAGCGTCTATCCGAAAGGGTGCAAATGCTACAGAAGCCCAAAGAATTAACGAAAACGCCCCGAATGCGCTGGAACAATCGGTTAATTTTACCGTGTATAAGAAAACGAGTGCGGAAAACGTGTTTATCAATACCATTCTCAATTCTCGCCTTGTGGCGGGTGGCAAAAAGGGTGAAAAAAGGCCGTTACAGCAGGGTAGCAATAATGATAAACAACCGCATCTACAAAGGTCTGGGACATCCTTCAAAGAACAGGACAGATGAGCTTTATCTGGCTAACCTGAAGGAAAAATACTGCGGACCGGATTATTGCGGAATCCACTGGGACGAGTACATGCGCATCATACAAAAGGCTGTGTATTCATCAGAGGGCATCACAGGG